GGACGGCTACATGCTCGACATCCAGTTCGTCAACGGCCTCATCTTGGGAAAGGGGCTCGGCGGCTCGGTGACGACCGGTGTCGGCGACTACTTCTACTTCGACACCTCCGGAGGTAGGGTCAGGGGCACAATCCGTCTGGTTCTGTTCCTCGGCGTCCTGTGGGACGGCTCGCGTGCCGGTCTTCGTTGCGCGAGCTCGGGGGGCTGGTCCGGTGGGGCCGCTTGGCACTTCGTCTCCCGGCTTTCTGCTACGGGCCGTAGCTGGGGGTGAATCAGGGCGTAGCCCTGAGAGGGGGCTGGCCCCCTCCTAACCCCAAACAGGGATTCACGGTGAGGGCGGCGCTGGTTTCTGGTTCAGTTCCTCGGCAACCTGAGGGACGGCTCGAATGCCGGTCTTCGTTACGCGAACTCGAGGAACAGGTCCGGTAGGGCCGCTTGGAACTTCGTCTCCCGGCAATCTGTCTATAAATCTCTACTCGCACCGTGTCTACCGCGCCCGCCGCTTTCTGGCGGGACGCGGCTCTGCCTGACTCCTTTGAGTGAAATTTGTCCGCAAGGCTCACGGGCCGGTAGCCGCAAGGCGAACGCTCGTATGACAGACAGAAAGAGCTTTGATCTATGAAAACCTACTGCAAGGGCATCGAGTTCACGCGCAAGGGCGTCGTCGAGGCCCTGCACCGATGGAAGAAAAGCGACTCCGGCAAGGAGAACGGCTGGCGCGTCGCCGACGAATACGGCACCGAGACGGCGTTCGTCGACCGCATCTGGCTAGAGCTCTCGACCGAGACGCTGGCATTTGAGCCCATCCGAACCTATCTGAAACACGACCCGAACAGCGGCAAGCTGCGCGAGATAAGCGTCGAGAGCATCAAGCGGCAGGTGTGCAACTACCTGTGCGTTGGGGCACTCGAGCCGCTCCTTGCCGCCAAGGTTGGCTTCTGGCAGGTGTCGAGCGGCGTCAAGGGCAAGGGCGCGGCGCTGGGGATGCGCAAGCTCAGGCGCGAGGCTCACCGCTTCGCCTACCACGTGCACGTCGACATCCGCAACTGCTACGGCTCGATGCAGACGGAGATGGTGGAGGGTCTGGTGGCGCGCTACGTCAAGAACAGCCAAGTCCTCTACCTGCTCCATTCGCTGCTGTCGACGATGAACGGCGTCCTTATCCTCGGCAGCTACCTGTCGCTTCGGTTGGCGGCGTTCGTGATCTCGTTCGCGTACCACGCGGTCGAGGAGGCGGCGAAGGAGCGGCGCGGCAAGCGTGTGAGGCTCGCGGGATGCCAGGTGTGGTACGCCGACGACGGCTATTTTCTCGGCAGCTCAAAGCGCTCGCTCAGGAAGGCCGCGGCCATCGCCGCGCGCGTTTTGGGGCGGCTAGGATTGTCGCTGAAGCCGTGGAAGGTGAGGCGCAACGGCGCCGAGCCCATCGACTTCGCGGGCTATCGCATCTGGTGCGCTCGCGGGCGCCGGGTCGACTTGCGAAAGAGGCTCTGGAAACGACTGCGACGCGCGTTCGCGCGCTACATGCGCAGGCGCACCGAGCGTTTGGCGAGGCGCGTGTGCTCTTACTGGGGCTGGCTGAAAACGGCCGTCATGGAGCACCAGATGAACGTCAAGCGGTGCATATTCAACGCGGCGAGGGCCGTGGGTTAGGAGGAAAAATATGGTTGTGAAGTCGGAGCGAACGGGCGAGAGGCCCGAGACGGTCGAGATCGCGGGGACCGACGTCTGGCTGCGCCGCGGCATCGCCGAGGGCGAGCGCGAGGAGCAGGGCGGCGACGGCGGTTCCGTCAAGGTGAAGGTGTTCACCTACGAGGAGCTGCACTTCACCGACCCGACGGGCGAGCTGACGGTCGAGGGCGCAAAGGCCGACTTTGACACCGTCTGGGCGGCACACGAGGCGGACGGCATGAGCATGGAGGAGCAGATCGCATCGCTCCAGCAGCAGGTCGCCGACTCGCAGGCGGCCCTTCTCGAGCTCGGCGACATCGTTGGAGGTGAGTAGCTTGGCGAAGATCTACTACCGCGCCGTGAAGAGCGGCAAGCGCACGCTCGAGAGCGTTCCCGAGCGCTGGCGCGACGAGGTGCGCCAGATGCTAGAGGCGGACGGCGAGTAGGGAAGGGCCCCGGCTTCGGTCGGGGCCCTTTTCCGTTATGCGCGGGCGACCATGCGTGCCGACGATTGGAGGCGGCGCATGACGAAGGATAGCGCTCACGAGTTCTCAGACGCCGAGATTCGGGCGTTCGAGCGCGAGGTGGCGGGAGTGTACGGCGAGGCGAGCAAGACGGCTTACGCCGACCTCAAGCGCTATCTGGCGCAGTTCGAGGCCGACGACGAGAAGATGCGCGAGCGTCTCGAGGCCGGCGAGATCACCAAGGCTCAATATAGGTCTTGGCGAAGCGGGAAGATAGCGGCGGGCAGGCGCTACCGAATCGTCCTCAAGCAGTGCGCCGAGGCCATGACGCATGCGAACGTCGTCGCGGCCGCCGCCATCGAGGGCAGGCTGCCCGAGGTCTACGCCGAGAACTACAACTACGGCACGTGGCAGGTCGAGAGCGCCGCGGGCGTTGACACGGCCTACGCGCTGCAGGACGCCTCGACCGTGCAGAGGCTGCTCACCGACCACGACAGCTACCTGCCGAAGCCGTCCGTCAACGTCGCCAAGGACATGGCATGGAACCGGCGGCTCATCGCCAACCAGATCACGCAGGGCGTGCTGCTCGGCGAGTCGATACCCAAGATCGCGAAGCGCATGCAGGACGTGACGGGGGCGAACCGCGCGGCGGCGGTGCGCTTGGCGCGCACCTCGACGACGGCGGCGGAGAACGCCGGGCGCGTCGACAGCTACAAGAGGGCCAAGGGGCTCGGCATCAAGGTGCAGCAGGAATGGATGGCGACGCTCGACGGGCGCACGCGCTCGAGCCATAGACAACTCGACGGCGAGAAGGTCGAGGTCGGCGAGAAGTTCAGCAACGGGTGCCGCTACCCGGGCGACCCCGAGGCGCCGTATGCCGAGACGTGCAACTGCCGATGCACGCTGATTGCGTGCTGTGACGGGCTCGACGTGCTCGACGGCGAGCGGTTCAGCCGCCTGCCCGAGGGCATGACCTACGAGGAATGGAAGGCGGGCAAGCCCGCCGTCAACGGCGCGAAGCCCGCGAACCGCACCATCTCGGAGTTCATGGACATGCCCGGCACGGCCCGCAAGCTGGATGCCGCCGGCGTGTCGCCGACCGAGGCGAGGAAGAGGCTCGCCGAGCAGCTCAAGGAGTACGGCATACCGTCCGGCTCGTTCCGCAAGATGAGCGCCGGCGACCAGCAGAAGGTGTTGGACGCGGCGCTGGCCCGAATTCGGCGCATCGCGGGCAAGCCCGATATGTCTGCTTCCGTCTACTCGTGCCTCAATGGGGATCAAAGGGATGCAGTGAAGGGCATTCTCAAGCGTTCGGACAAGGCTGCCCGTAGCGTTTACCTGAAGCATGAGCGGGATTTCGTTTTGCTGAACGGCGGATGGGGCGGGACCGCCCACTACAGCCCAACGGACGGTGGCGTGAGGCTCAACCTTGAAATAGTGTTTTCGAAAGATGGATTGAGACCCCAAGGAACGACCTGGTTCCACGAGTTCGGGCATATGATCGACGGCCTGCACGCGGACATCTCGAGGACGTACGGCGGCGGCGTGTTCGCCAAGACCATAAAGAGCGAGGTCGAAGCCTACATTGACGCAAGGCACAAGGAGATGCGCGATGGGCTCAAACGGGCAGTCAAGTCAAAGGACATCGGATGGCTCGAGTCGAATGGCTACCTCATGGAATGGCATGCTGACTACCTAAGGAGACATCCTGACAAGGTGGCCGAGGCGCTCTCGGGCCTCAAGCACACGAAGGCTGCCACATATAGTTCCGTCGCCTCCGAGATAGGGGAGATGAGCAATGCCGAAAAGGCCGACCTTTCCGACCTTTTCGGCGGGGCAACGCTGAACAAGTGTAACGATGGATGGGGCCACAGCAAGAGTTATTGGCGGCCAAAGGGAGCGTCCGAGGACTACCAGCTGGCAAGGCTTGCGCAAGAGGGCTTCGCCGAGTTCTTCAGCGCAAGCACCGCGAACCCGGAATCTCTCGCCGTCCTGCGCAAATACCTACCGGAATCGAGTAAAATATTTGACGAGATGATGAAGGAGGGGCTGTGATGGTTGCCGAATTGCATACATGGGAGCAGGTCGACAAGCTCGCGGCCAACTTCGAGGAGCGTTTCGGCTATGAGCCGATATGGTACGGCAATGTCGATGAGGTCTATGCAGCCCTCAAGGGGTCGCTGGACTCTGGCGTTCCAAAACTCGAGAGGCAGGACCCCGAAATCTGTCTCTAGCGTATAACGGCGTATCATCAAGATCGACGAGTGCCTGACGACAAGAGGTTGACATGCTCACATTGGAAGAGGCCATAAAGCCGATTCTGGAAGAGGAGGCCGTAGACGGATACGGCCCGGTGTGCGCATACGAGGGCAAATACCATTGGTTCGTCGGTTTCGGTTTCGATGGAAAGATGGCCCCGGGCGACACTCCGTACGCCATCGACAAGGAAACGGGGAGGATTGACTTCTTCCCGATTCCATTTTTCCTCAGAGGCGAGAGCCCGTCTGCTATCGAGCTTGAGATGGACAAGGCCAACGAGATAAAAGTCAAATAGTCCACAGCCGGCCCCGCCACGGCGGGGCTTTTTCATGCCGCGTGACCGTGCTGCGACACTGCCCGCAGAGAGATTGGGGCAGGCATGAAAGAGCTATTCACTTGTGCGAGCTGCGGAGACTGCGCCGTAAAGCTGGGCTTCGGCTTCACGTTCCCGGACACCTACATCTGCACGCAGCGCGGCGACGAGGTCGAGCCCGACGACGGCTGCACGCTCGGGTGCGAGGGCGTTCCGATGCAGGCCATCGAGGCCATCGAGGCGGACGTCGACGGTCGCGTTGGCTACGGCTGCGAGGTGCTCGACTGATGGCTTACGGGCTCGTCGGCGGCGTCGGCGACCACGGCCAGCACGGCACCCTCATCACCGAGGAGATCGTGAACGCCGCGAAGCTGGATACCGCCGAGTGCATCGAGATACGGCAGAACAACATCGAGCAGGTCGAGAAGGCCCTCCTGCGCGCCTATAAAACGGGCCTGGAGGAGATAGGCCTCGTCGCGGAGGGCTACGCCAAGGCGACGTGCCCGGTCGACACGGGCAGGTTGCGCAACTCTGTCACGCACCTCCTCAAAGGCTACGACTGCTTCATCGGCACCAACGTCGAGTACGCGCCGTACGTCGAGGAGGGGACCTCCCGCATGAAGGGCAAGCACTTCCTGCGCAAGGCGGCGACGGGCCACGGGGACACATACCGGGCGATTCTCGAGAAGCACTTGAGGGGCGGCGCGTAGGGCCGCGTTACTCCGTTTGGATACTCACCCTTGCCGCGAGGTATTGCGGCGCGGGCCCCGCCGAGGCAATAGGTGGGAACCCGCCCATTCCGAAGCAAGGGAGATTCTGTTGGCACTTACGCGAAAGATGCTCAAGGCAATGGGCATCGAGGACGAGAAGATCGACCAGATCATCGACGAGCATGCCGAGAGCGTGAACGCGCTCAAGGCACAGCGCGACGAGTTCAAGGAGGCCGCTGGCAAGGCGGACGGCTACAAGAAGGAGCTGGACGCACTCAAGGCCAAGGGCGAAGGCGCGGGCGAGTACGAGGAAAAGTACAAGGCCAAGTGCAAGGAACTCGACGACTACAAGGCCGAGGTCGCTGGGGAAAAGGCAGCAGCCGAGAAGCGCGGCTTGTACCGAAAGCTGCTCGAGTCGGCGGGCGTCGACCCCAAGCGCATCGACACCGTCCTCAAGGTGTCCGACCTGTCGGGCGTGACCGTCAAGGACGGCGCCATCGAGGGCGCCGACGACCTGACCGAGTCCATCAAGTCCGACTGGTCCGACTTCATCGCCGTCAAGACCACGCAGGGCGCGACCGTGCCCAACCCGCCCAAGGGCACCGGCGGCGCCGCAGCGCCCAAGAACCTGCGCGAGGCGCTCCACCAACGCTACGAGAACAAGGAGTAACACATGCCCATCACACTCGAAGAGGCAAAGGTCGGCATGGCCGACCGCGTCGACCAGTCCGTGGTCGACACCTTCCAGCGCTCGTCCCTCCTGCTGGACAAGCTGACGTTCGACAACGCCATCTCGCCCGGCACCGGCGGCTCCACGCTGACCTACGGCTACACGCAGCTCAAGACCCCGGCCACCGCCGGCGTCCGCGCCATCAACGCCGAGTACACGGCGAACGAGGCCAAGCGCGAGAAGAAGACCGCAGCCGCCGTCATCATGGGCGGTTCCTTCCAGGTCGACCGCGTCCTGCAGAACACCTCCGGCGCCGTGGACGAGCTGGCCTTCCAGCTGGAGCAGAAGATCAAGGCCGTGGCCAACGAGTTCCACTACCTCGTCATCAACGGCAAGGCGGCCGGCACCGCCGGCGCGGGCAAGCCCGAAGGAACGTTCGACGGCCTCGCCAAGATGCTCACCGGCACCTCCAACGAGATCGCCTCCGAGGTCGACGTCTCCACCGCCGACCTCATGACCAAGAACGCCCAGGCGTTCCTCGATGAAATCGACGCCCTGCTCTCGCAGGTCGACGGCGCGAACATGCTGATGATGAACGGCAAGATGCTGACGAAGTTCCGCGGCATCGCCCGCCGCGCCGGCTACTACGAGCGCACCAAGGACGACGCCGGCCGCGTCATCGAGACCTACAACGGCGTGCCCATCGTGAACCTGGGCAAGTACTACAACGGCACCGCCTCCGTCGATGCCGTCGCCGACACCGCCGCCACGGCCTCCGCGCTCGGCAAGTCCGACATCTACGCCGTGTCCCTGGGCCTCGACGGCTTCCACGGCATCTCTCCGACCGGCACCGGCGTGGTCCAGTCCTACATGCCCGACATGGCCCAGCCCGGCGCCGTCAAGACCGGCGAGGTCGAGCTCGTGGCCGGCGTGGTCCTCAAGAACACGCTCAAGGCCGGCGTCCTCAAGGGCATCGGCACCGCGCCGAAGCTGGGCTAAGCCATGCTCGAGGAGCTGCTGCGCGCCCTGCGCAACTGGTTCGTCCGCGACAAGGCCACGGGGCGCATCCGCGTCGCTGGTCCCGCCCGAGGGCCTCGCGCTGGCGGACGGCCAGTACATCCGCGTGACCGGCTCCGTGTTCAGCGACGGCCTGCACCGCTGGCCCTGCAACGGCCTCACGGACGAGGAGTTCGTCGGCACCGTCTGGGCGCTCGCCGTCCCGCAGGCCGTGGTCGACCTCGCTGACGAGATCGCGGCGTGGCAGGCCGAGCACGCCAAGGAGCTGGACAGCCCCTACGCATCCGAGAGCTTCGGCGGCTACAGCTACACGCGCGTCGGCGGCGACGGCTCGCCCATCACGTGGCGGCAGCAGTTCAAGGCGCGCCTCGACCCCTGGAGAAAGCTGTGAGCCGCCTGTACGAGCGCATGGCGGTGGCGTGCGCGAGGCTCGTCGCAAAGACCGAGCCCGACGGCGAGGGCGGATTCAAGGCCGTCTTGGCCGTCGGCGACGGCTTCACGGCGGCGATCGTGCGCGACAGCTCGACGGCCTCGCGTATCGCGGAGCACGACGGCGTGAGGAACGTCTACACCGTGACCACCGGCGAGCCGCTGCGCTACGGCGACCTCTTCCAGCGTGCGTTCGACGGGCAGGTATTCCGCTGCACGTCGAACGCGGACGACGGCGCCGCGCCGCGCTGCGCGTCGTTCGGCTTCGGCCAGTGCAGCGCGGAGGAGTGGGAGGTGCCGGATGGCGACTAAGGCGGCGGCATTGCAGGCGTGGCTCGAGGGCTTCGGGCTGCCCGTGTACCGCGACTCGGCGGTGCCGGGCGAGGCGAAGATGCCCTACATCACCTACGACCTGCCGACCGCGGCGTTCGGCACGCAGTGCGGCTCCGAGGTGAACCTCTGGTACCGGACCTCGTCCGAGGCCGCGCCAAACGCCAAGGCCGAGGAGGTCGCCCGGGCGCTCGGGCTCTCCGGCGTGCTGGTGCCGTGCGACGGCGGCGGCATGTGGGTGATGCAGGGCGATCCGTTCTGCAACGCCATGGCCGACGAGGACGACGCCGTGAAGCGCCGAATCATCAACCTGACCATTGAGTACATGACCAGCTACTAGGAGGTCATATGTCTAAGTTCACGCGCATCCCCGAGAACACGTTCAAGGAGATCGTCATCAACGCGGGCCTGCTCGCCACGAACTTCAACACCAATACCGCCGAGGTCGCGGAGTCCGAGCTGATGGGCGCGACGAGCGGCGGAGTCAGCTTCACCGCCACGCCAAGCTTCATCGACTACGGCGAGGACATCGACAACTGCCCCGCCAACACGATGGAGCTCAAGCGCATCGACAGCATCGAGGCCAAGCTGAGCGGCACTTTCGTGACCGTCAACACCGCGCTCGGCAAGAAGCTCGCGGCAGCAGCCGACGAGACCGCGGGGAAGATCGTCCCGCGCTCCGCGCTCTCGGAGGACGACTTCGCCGACATCTGGCTCATCGGCGACTACTCGGGCGAGAACGGCAACGGCTATATCGCCGTCCACCTCATCAACGCGCTCAACACGGGCGGTCTGCAAATCACGACGCAGAACAAGGCCAAGGGCCAGTTCGCGTTCGAGTTCACGGGCCACTACTCAATCAAGAGCCCCGAGATCGTGCCCTACGAGCTGTATATCAAGCAGGAGATTGGAGCCTAACCATGAAGCTGGACAACCTTAACGCCGACGAGTTCCAGAACGCCATGTGCCTGTTGGCGGACGTGGCGGAGGACGTCATGAACGGCGAACTCGGCGCGAAGGCAAAGGCCTCCTACGCCAAGTTCCGCGCCGATTCCGCCAAGGCCAAGGCCAAGGCGACTGCCAAGGCGAAGGGCGACCCCGAGGCCGCGAAGGCAGCCGCTACCGCCGAGGTCAACGGCCTCGCCGTGGACATGGTGGCTGGCCTTCTGCCCGACGTGCTGCGCCAGGGCGGCGAGATCAGCTACAAGCTGCTCGCCGCACTCGACGGCCAGACACTCGAGGAGTACAAGGCCGACTTCACCGTCAAGAAGTGGGTGAACGACATCAAGGCCGCCATCGACGGCATCGACGGCATCAAGGACATTTTGGCTCCTTTTTTTGGATAGCCGCCGAGGACCCATCTCACATATGGCTCTGTCTGGGCGAGTACGTCGGGCCACGGCGTGCTCGCCCTTTCTGTAGGTACATGGTCGCGCGGTGGCGCGAGCGGGACGAGCGGGAGGCGTTCCGTGTGTACCTGAGCGAGTCGGTGCGCCTCATGGCGCAGGGGAAGTGGCTCAAGGAACCCTTCCTGAGCATCGTCAACGGCGGTGCGGGCGATGGGTCCGAGGCGGAGGACACGCGCAGCGGCGACGAGATCGCCGCAGACATCATCGAGCGGATGGGATTGAAGGTGGTCTAGGTGAACCTTCTCGACCTGATGATTAAGGTCGGCCTCAAGGACGAGGCCAGCGGCAAGGCCGAGGGCGTGGCCTCGAGGGTCGTGGGCACGCTCGGCAAGGCCGGAGCGACCGTTGCCAAGGCGGTAGGCGTGGGCGTCGCCGCCGTGGGGGCGGGCGTCGCCGCCATCGGCGTGGCGAGCACGCAGGCCTACGCCGCGTACGAGCAGAACGTCGGCGGCATACAGAAGATTTTCGGCAACATGGGCAAGTCGCTCGACGAGTACGCCGCGCTCACGGGGCAGACCGTCGAGCAGTGCGGCGGGAAGTGGCAGCAGCTCGAGATCGCGCAGACCAAGGCGCTTGCGAACGCCGATGCTGCCTACAAGACCTGCGGGCAGAGCGCAAACGCCTATATGGAGCAGGTGACGGGGTTCTCCGCAGCGCTGGTGTCGAGCCTCGGCGGTGACACGGTAAAGGCCGTGGACTACGCCAACATGGCGATGGTCGACATGAGCGACAACGCCAACACGTTCGGCACGGCGACGGAGGACCTCCAGAACGCCTACCAGGGCTTCGCGAAACAAAACTACACGATGTTGGATAACTTGAAGCTCGGCTACGGCGGCACCAAGGAGGAGATGCAGAGCCTCGTCAAGGATGCGCACGCCGTCAACTCCGCCGTGGACGAGTCGAGCCTGTCCTTCGACAACATCGTGCTCGCCATCCACACGATGCAGGAGCAGATGAACATCGCGGGCACGACCTCGCGCGAGGCGGCAACCACCATCGAGGGCAGCGTCAACATGATGAAGGCCGCCTGGGAGAACTGGCTGACCGAGCTGGGCAAGGACGACGCCGATATGGGCAAGCTCACCGGGGAGCTGGTCGAGTCGGTCGAGACGGCGGCCTCGAACGTCATCCCGCGCGTTGCGACCATCGTCGGCACGGCGCTGTCGCAGCTACCGAGCCTTGTCACGTCCGTGGGCCCCGTACTCGGCCAGGCGTTCGTCGACATCTTCACGCAGGCGCTCGACAGCGCGGCGGAGGCCGTGCCCGGGCCCATGGGCGGCATCCTCTCCGCCGTGTCGGACGGCGTGGACGAGATCGGCGAGCGCTTCAAGGGCCTTGGCGAGATCTGGTCGGCTGGTGACAACCCGCTCGAGTCTCTGCACCTCGCCATGGTCTACGGTCTGACGCTGCTCGAGGGCGACCTGTCCACGCTGCGGGAGAACATCACCTCTTCGCTGCCCGGCATCGCCGAGGGCTTCGCCGACGTGGGCGGCGAGGTCGTTCCCAAGCTCGCCGAGGGAATCGAGATGGGGCTGTCTTTCCTCTCGGAGACGGCGGCGTCGCTCATGACATCGCTCGGCGGCTACCTGTCCGAGAACCTGCCCTCCATCACGGAGAGCGGCCTGCAGATTCTCACCGGCCTCTCCGAGTCCATAGCCGAGAACGCGGGCGTTCTGGCAGAGGGCGCGGCGAACCTCATCGTCGGCTTGGCGCAGGGTATCGCCGACAGCCTGCCGACAATCATCGAGCAGGCCCCGGTCATCGTGCAGAACCTCGCCAGCGCGATCAACGACAACGCGCCGATACTGCTCGGTGCCGGCATCCAGGCAATCGTGACGCTGGCGCTCGGCATCGTGCAGGCGATACCGACGCTCATAGCCAACATCCCGGCCATCTTCTCGGCCTTCGTCTCGGCGTGGTCGGCGCTCGACTGGCTGAGCCTCGGCAGGAACGCCATCACGTTCTTGGGCAACGGCATCACCGGCATGGCCGGCTTCGTCAGCACGTGCGGTGCCAACATCGTGTCCGCCATCCGCGGCGCGATACAGAACCTGCCGTCGACGCTGTCGAACCTCGGCAAGGTTGCCATGTACAACCTGCAGGGCGCCATCTCGGGCGCAGTCGGTGCAGTGAAGGGCGCGGCGCTACGAATCGCGTCGAACATCGAGTCCTCCTTCCTTGGCTTGCCGGGCCGCGTGGTGTCCATCGGCCGCAACATCGTGCAGGGAATCGCCAACGGCATCGCCGGCGCGGCCGGCGTGGTGGTCAACAAGATCACCGGCGTGGTGGGCGGCGCCATCAATGCCGCCAAGAACCTGCTCGGCATCCACTCGCCGTCGCGCGTTTTCCGCAAGATGTTCGGCTACGTGATGCAGGGCGCGGCCCTCGGCATCGACGACACGGCGGACGAGCCCGTGAAGTCCATGGAGTCCGCCGTCGGGAAGGTCGAGCGCGCCGCGAAGTTCGGTGTGAGCGTTACCGGCGGCGGAGCATACGGGGCGACCGCCAACGGAGCCGCGGGCTTCGCGGGCGGCGGCAACGTTTACAACCTCTACCTCGACAGCGACCTGCTGGGCGTCGACGGGCGCGTGGCGTCCGCGTTCAGGGCCTTCGTCGCGGCGGTGGAGCAGATCATGGCGATGGGGGTCGCGTAGGATGGCGCAGGGAAACTGGGTTCAAGGCGGAAGCGGCTATCGCAAGTACTGCTGGTGCGCGTACGTGGACGTTGCTGAGGTCGGGCGCACGGACACCACCGTGACCTACCGCGTCACGCACGGCTACGGCACGCGCTACGCCATCGACTGCTACGCAAACGGCAGCTCCTCGGCGGGCGGCTCGTGGAGAGGGTCGGTGTACTCGACGAACAACTCCGGCTGGGTATGGGTGCAGTGCACGTCGCGCGACGTCACGCTCAGCCGTGGCAACGGAAGCGCCTACAACCACACCTTCACGGGGCAGATCAATGTCACGGGAGGTTTCGGCAACGGCACCTCCAACGCCTCAAACACCGTCACGGTGCCGTGCCGCGCCTACCACACGCCGCACACGCCGAAGAACATCAGGGCGGAGCGCCTGAGCGACACCAGCGCGAAGATCAGCTGGGACGTCGACTACACGGGCTTGGACGGCGGCTACCCCTGGTCGACCGTGACCGTCGGCGTGGCGAAGAACGGACCGGGGAGGTTCACCGACGTCGGCACCGTCAGTTGGGACACCACGAGCCACACCTACAACGGCCTCGAGCCGGGCTGCATGTACATCTTCTCGGCCAAGGCGACGGGCCCCGGCGGTACGTCGGACTACGGCGTGAGCGCGCCGGCGATCTACACCACGCCGACGGCGCTCGGCATGCTCGAGGCGGTCAAGGCGGAGGCGGCGAAGGTCGTGCTCAGGGGGCACGACGCGCCGGCCTTCGTCGACAGCTGGGAGTTCCAGCTCACGACCGACGGTGGAAAGACGTGGGTCGATGCGGACGTAAACGCCTCCTGGGAGGACGAGGAGGCGCCGGCGGGTACGGTGCGCTACCGCGCCCGCGCGGTCAAGAGCGGCCTCAAGGGACCGTGGACCGAG